ATGCGTGAGCTCGCCGTTATTGATGGCATTCTCAACGGTGTTAATGCCGAATGTCACTCATCAACGCTGGACATTGAGATCAGGACGCTTTATCAGCACCGGAAAAACTGCGCGAACAAACTCGGTGTCAGAAATCTCAAAGATTTACTCAGGCTTTGATCATCGGGGGGAAGTAACGTGCCCGTCATCAATATTCATAAAATCGACTGGTTCAGGATACTCACAGACATGAGCCGTTCCGGTTACTCGCTGCAGGACATCGCGAACGAACTGGACGTGGTTGCCTCAACGCTCATCGGGTGGAAGAAAGGGGCAAGCCCCCGTCACCATACCGGGGAAGCTCTCATTCAACTGTGGTGTCGGGTGACAGAGAAGGGCAGGCATGAGCTGCCCAAAGAAAAATTTGTTCAGAAATTCATTTTTCACTCGTCGGAACGTGCCAGCCGTCATTCAGAAAAATGAATCCGGACCGACTCATAGTCCCGGTAAGTTTTTACCGGCACAGAGACATGAAGATGAAGCTTGAAAACGTTGTTAAATATCATTGCCCGCGTTCCGCTACGCCCGTTATCCGCCTTTCATCACTGTCGCCTGAGGCCATGACCGGCAGCGATGTGATGACTGCTCTGGGTATGATGCAGAAACGTGCCCCCCTCGGTTATGCAGCCTTCTCTGGCAAAATGAACCTCAGTCGCTACGACAGTCACCGCGCCATACAATTGCTCGCGATGATTGGCCTGAAGGAGTCTGTGCGTTATCCGGCCCTGTTAAAACTGGATAAGGAAGAACGCATGGCCGTCATCTTTATCATCGCCACCTATGCATTTCTTGATTACTCACGCAGCCCGGATACTGAATTACCCTGTCATGCCTGCAGCTGCACCGGACTGCGTAAAGGAAAGCGCTGCAGCAAATGTGAAGGAAAAGGTATTGTTCGTGCAGCGTGTAAAGACTGTAAAGGCCGCGGGCAGTCAGTTAACCGGAGCAAAACCCGGTTTCAGGGTATACCGGTTTATCAGTCCTGTAAGCGGTGTGCCGGACGGGGCTTTGAGCGGCTCCCTTCGGCTGTCGTGTTCAGGGCCGTGTGTCAGGTGACTCAGGCTATCTCGCTGGATACGTGGAACAAAAGTGTAAAGCAACTGCCAGAGCTCCTGATTACAGAGCTGCACAAAGAAGAGGCATGGGCTGAGAAACAGCTTAGATACATCACCCAATAGCACGCTATTTACAGGTCTGTTATCTTATCGCTTGCTATTTACTTTTCCATTTTTTGTGTTAGATTAGCTCTAACGATGGGTTAATGACCCCCGAAAAAGTTTTATGAAGCCCTGCCATCTTTGTCAGGGCTTTTTTTTATGGCTGGATGTGCCGTCAGTTGATCTTTCCCATTTCCCCTCTCCGGCTTCACATCTCAATACACTGCGCGGCAGGACCTGATGAGCAAACTCACAACCGGTGTGGCTTATGGCGTATCCGCGGGCGAAGTTATCCATGGTGTCCTGACATTTTTCAGTCCGGAAGAGTGGAGTGCCGTGGGTGTTCTGGCCGGCATCAGTCTTGCGACCGTCACCTGCATCATTAACTGGTATTACCGGCGCAAGGCGACACTGGCAGAAATCAGGGCACTGCGCTGTACCTGCCAGGAAGAACCGCACTGAATCATGGTCATTTCTACCGCGCTGCGTAACAGACTTCTGGCTGTAGCCGGTGCGGGTGCCCTGACTCTGGCAATCACGCTGCTGGGCGGTCCGGATGGCGTTGAAGGGCGCCGCTACATTCCCTATCGGGATGTCGCCGGCGTACTCACGGTGTGTGATGGTCACACCGGCGCAGATATTGTCAGAAGCAAAACCTATAGCGATCAGGAATGCGACAGTCTGCTGCGCGCTGACCTGCAACCTGTTCAGGTAAAAGTTGATAGCCTGGTAAAGGTCCCCCTCAGTGAGTACCAGCGGGCTGCGCTATACAGCTTTGCATTTAACATTGGCATTCCCGCCTTCTCAGAATCGACGCTGCTCAAAAAGCTCAATGCCGGTGACCAGCCGGGAGCATGCGACGAGCTCCGCCGCTGGGTCTTTGCCGGCGGCAGGAAGTGGAAAGGGCTGATGAACCGCCGGGATATTGAGCGTGCACTTTGCCTGGCGGAGGGAAGTGATGACCTTAAAGTTTAAGCTGTACCTGATCCTTGTGCCGATGGCTTTGGTGACTGTTTCATCCGCTGCATCATTTGTCCTTTACTACCGAGCCAATGCGGTCGAGTACAAAACCCAACTGGATAAGGTAAGCAGTAGCCTCAGACTGGCGAACGCCAGCATCGCTGATATGCAGGTCCGTCAGCGCGATGTGGCTGTGCTCGATGCGAAATACACAAAGGAATTAGCCGATGCTCAGGCCGCTATCGATAAGCTGCAGCGTGATGTTGCTGATGGCCATAAGCGGTTGCTGCTGCACGCAAGCTGTCCCGCCATGCCACCCGGTAAAACCTCCGGCTCCCCCAGCATGGATAATGCAGCCAGCGCCCGACTTGATGACGCCGCTCAACGGGATTATTTCACCCTCAAAAACCGAATCGAAATCGCCATAAAACAGATAGCCGGACTGCAGCAGTACATCAGAGAGCAGTGCAAGTAAGGAAAAAATTATTAAAGTCACAAAGCCCTCTACCGATACCAATCTATGAAATTTTAATTACATGGAGAGGTAGTTATGCGAGGTCAGTGCCCTTATTGCAGTCGTGAATCAAAATTCAGAGAAGAATCATTTGGTGAGTTAACAAAGTCACTCTTCTCAGGTATTGGAGCGTTCATCACAAAATCAAAAGTTGGTATGGTCGCTACTGTGGCTGGAGAAATTGGCAGCGGAAAGTGGGAGAATTTCAGGTGTGTGTCTTGTGATCGCAAGGTGCATACCTGCGGTGGGTGCGGTTCAATTGAGCACTATCAAGATTTTGGCGCAGTATGTTCTAAATGTGGTTATCGATAAATCCTGCTTTGATCATCACAAGGCGCATTTGCGAGTGCGCCTGATGATGGAATATCATTTGCAGCCTAATTCCTTTAATGTTTTGACAACTACAGGAAATGCAGGGAATTTCCATGGATCAACGAAATCCGGATGGAGTGTTGTTCCTACAAGGTTTCCTTTATTGTCGTATAGCGGGTCGGAATGCATTGTTTCGTAATCGTGATTTTGTTTATCTATAACTTTTAAAATTTTGCGCAATGACAATGATGGGCATGTGCTAGCCTCATTTTTGGATGTCGCTTGTGCGGCTGCCCTAATGAAGCCAGAACAGAATGCCCAGTCAGCTCTGCTTTGCTTTGACTCAACGGATTCAGCTCCATTTGAACATGCCCGGTAGAGCTCGCTTGTGTCCGGGTATGACATGTGGTCTGAAGCACTTAGTGGTGCAATGATAGGTAAATCGAGAGCACTATCATCTGCTTGAGAATGGTAACTAATGAGGAGCAGCAGGCTTAGGTAAATTTTCTTCATTTCTCAGATACATTCGGTTTTTGTTGTCATTATTATGTCAATTTTAGAGACAGATAAAAATCCGAAAAGAGAACGATAGTCACCCTGTTGAACGTTGCTGGAGTCGCGTTAAGGCTTAATGCATCAAGACATTAAATCAAGGCTGCTCCATCACAGTTAGGGTGTTCACATTTGGCTAGTTTGCCGTTGCGAACGTTGTTCGCTTTTGAAGAAAGAAATAGAAATGCGTATAGAAAATGATCTGGAAGCAATCAAGCAAAGCTTACACCGAATTGCTTACGGTGGGCCTTCTATTGGGAATCTTTGGGTTATAATTGTCGAAGTTATTGTGTTTAATCTGCTCCTTGGTTACAGACGATGTGTTTAAGAGAAAGAAAAAGTCTCAGCGCAAAGTGTAAAACATATCTTTAATTTTTATCCAGGGCTCGCTTTGGCGAGCTTTTTTATTGGATTGAATATGACAAAGCTCACCGACAAACAAGAGCTGTTTGCTCGTGAGTTCATCAAAGACCTCAACGCCACACAGGCGGTTATTCGGGCAGGGTTCAGCAAAAAGTCAGCCCGTAACCAGGCTTGCCGCCTGATGACAAATGATGACATTTTGAACCGTATTGCTGAGCTGAAAGCTGAGCGTAACGATCGCGTTCGGGTGGATGCCGATTATGTTCTGCTCCGCCTTGTCGAGATTGACCTGATGGACGTTCTCGACATCATGACAGATGACATGAGCATTAAACCCGTGTCGCAATGGCCCGCATCGTGGCGCCGATACCTGAGTGGATTCGATCTGGCCGAGATGTTTGAAGGTCGGAGCGAAGAGCGCAAAATGGTCGGCATCCTGAAAAAGATCAAATGGCCGGACAAGGTCAAAAACCTTGAGCTGCTCGGTAAACACATTGCAGTGCAGGCGTTCCGCGAGCAGGCCACAACATCTCTGACAGGCAAAGATGGTGGCCCACTTGAGGTTGCGCTGCTTTCACGCGAGGAATACCGGCAGGCGCGCCGGGAAATGCTGGAGAATGACGACTGCTGACTTCAGGACCGCTGCACGCCGTATAGAGTGTGAAGAGGACGGGCTCTACTTTGCCCGCTACTTCTTTAAGCAGCGCACCGGCAGCAGAATGATCGTCGCGCCACATCATCAGGTGATCCAGCAGGCTCTGGACAGGGTGATTTATGGCGATATCCGGCGACTCATCATCAACGTCCCGCCGGGATACACCAAAACTGAGCTGGCTACCATCAACTTGATGGGCCGCGGGCTGGCGCTGAACCGCCGCGCCCGATTCATGCACCTGTCTTATTCCCACAATCTGGCGTTACTGAACTCCTCGACCACGCGCAGCATTGTTAAGTCTGCGGCCTTTCAGGCGATGTGGCCCATGACGCTGCGCGATGATGCAGACAGTAAAGGCATGTGGTGGACCGAATACGGCGGTGGGGTATATGCCTCGTCTGCTGCGGGACAGGTTACCGGCTTTCGTGCCGGACATATGGAGCCGGGTTGGCAGGGGAGTCTTATAATTGACGACCCGGTAAAGCCCGACGATGCCTACAGCGAAACGGTGCGTAACGGGGTAAACACCCGCTTCAACGAAACCATCCGTTCCCGCCTGGCGATCGAGACCACTCCTGTTGTGATCATAATGCAGCGTATCCATTACCATGACCTCAGCGGTTATCTGCTGCGGGGCGGTAGTGGCGAGAAGTGGCATCACCTGAATCTGCCTGTACTGATTGACCGCAGCCAGTCTTACGCGTTGCAGTATGCTGAAAACTCACACGCGATACCTATTGAACACGGGTTGCCAGATGGCTGGCTCTGGCCGTTCAAGCATAATGAATCGCATCGGGTGCAGCTGTTTTCACACCGGCGCACCGCTGAAGCGCAGTACATGCAGCGTCCGCGCCGTTTCAATGCTGAAGGCGCGCTCTGGACAGAGGCAATGGTGTCCGAAGCGCGAGCGCTGAATATTGCCCTTCAGCCATCGCGCATCGTTGTAGCCATCGATCCGCAGGCCACCAACAGCGAAGAGAGTGACGAAACCGGAATAATTGTGGCCAGTTCATACGGACGCGGTAACGATCGTCTCTTCTCCGCTGACGCGGATTACTCTGGTAAATACTCACCGAATGGCTGGGCAAAGCGGGCCATCCGGGCCGGTGAAGAACACCACGCTGAAGCCATCGTTATTGAAACCAACCAGGGCGGAGATATGGCAGAAGACACGCTGCGCAATGCGGGATTCCGTGGGCGCATCATTCGTGTTCATGCCAGCAGGGGCAAGTTTGCCCGGGCAGAACCCATCTCAGCGCTCTACGAGCAGGGGCGGGTGGCGCACCGTGGCAACCTCTATCAGCTGGAGAATGAGCTGCTGGAATACGCGCCCGCTACGGCCAAAAAATCTCCGGATCGCCTCGACGCGCTGGTCTGGGCCATCACTGAACTGTTCCAGCCGAAAGGCACCACTGTCCGTCCATTTTCTGCCTGACAGAACATTATCATGAGCAACGACGTCCGGAAGCGATCGCCCAAAATTGAGTCAATGGCCGGCTGCTGGCCGATGATTACCGCACTGCTGGGCGGTACGGCGGCCATGCGCCTTGCGGGAAAGGCCTGGTTGCCCAAATGGCCCAACGAAGAGGATGCGTTCTATCAGAACCGGCTGGCAGTGGCCACGCTGTTTCCGGCGTTCTCCCGTACGGTCGAAGTCCTGAGCGGTAAGCCGTTCTCCCGGCCGGTGACGTGGGATGAGAAAGTCGTGCCTGCCCGGATAAGCGAGATGCTGACGGATGTGGACCTGCAGGGCACTAATCTCCATTCCTTTCTGGCTGATATCTTTGAAGAGGCGATGGCATACGGTCTCTGCGGTATTCTGGTTGAACACCCGCGAGCCGATAAGCCGCTTTCCCTGGCCGAAGAACGGAAACGGGGGCTGCGGCCATACTTCGTCAAGGTGACCGCGAACAGCCTGCTGGACTACGATTCAGAACGCGTTAACGGTCATGAGACGTTCACTATGCTGCGCTTTGTCGAAGTGGTGAGTGAACGTGATCCGGAGAATGAATTCACTGTACGAGAAATTGAGCAGGTCAGGGTGCTGAATCCGGGCCGATGGCGCATCTATCGCGAGAAACCTGATACCACATCCGGCGCGCTTGAGTGGCAGCTGCACGACGAAGGCACCACCAGCCTGAATAGAATTACTTTTGTCCCGGTTTATGGCGACAGGCGCGGCTTCATGAACGGCAGACCACCGCTTGCGGAGCTGGCCTGGCTTAACGTAGAGCACTGGCAGTCACGCAGCGACCAGCAGACCATTCTGCATGTTGCCCGCGTGCCGGTACTGTTCGGTAAAAAACTGGGTGACGGGCCCATCTCGGTGGGAGCTGCGTCGGCCATCATGTCGGAAGAAGATGAGGCGGATTTGCGCTATGTCGAGCACAGCGGTAAAGCCATCGAGGCCGGGCGCACTGACATTATCGACCTTGAGGAGAAGATGCGGCAGATAGGCGCCGAGCTGCTGGTGATCAAACCCGGCCATCGTACCGTCGTGCAGACGCTGGCAGATAATGAGGCGGGGACCAGCGCCCTGCAGCGCATGGTGTGTGATCTCACCGATGCAGCCCGGCTGGCGATGCAGTATCTGGCGGAATGGACCGGTGAGAAAGACGGTGGTCACGTCACCATATTCAGTGACTTTGGTGCCACCACGCTTGCCGAAGCATCGGCAGACTTCCTTGTGAGCATGTATCGGACGCGTGCGCTTTCAGACGAGACGCTCTTCAACGAAATCCAGCGCCGGGGCCTGATTAACAGTGAACTCCGCTGGGCAGACGAGCAGGGGCGTATCCGCGCCATGCCGCCACCCTCGTCAGATAAACCGGTAATAACCGCTCCGGTTTAACCCCTCCAGACTCATGCATTTGCATGGGCCTTTTTGTTGCCGGCCGCTGTGGATGCAGCACGGCGCCACGAGCCGGATGGCTCCTGTCTGGTTGGATAACCTTAATGAAACTTAAACTTGATGAGAATGGCCATGTTGTCGTGAACGATGGCAAGCCTGTGTACGTGCAGGATGACGGAAAAGAGGTGGTGTTTGATGCGCCCGGTACGCTGCAGACCATTTCCCGTCTGAACGGTGAGGCGAAGTCACATCGTGAGCGCGCGGAGAGTGTGGAAACACAGCTTAAGAACTTTGAGGGGATTGAGGATCCGGCTGCTGCGCTGGCAGCACTGGAAACCGTAAAAAACCTTGAAGACAAAACGCTGGTGGATGCCGGTGAAGTCGAAAAGGTCCGCACCGAAGCCGTCCGGGCACTGGAAGAGAAGTACGCGCCGATCGTTAAAGAGCGCGACGATCTGAGCCAGAAACTCACGGCGGAGAAAATTGGCGGTAGTTTCGCCCGGTCGAAATTTATCGCCGAGAAGATGAGTATTCCGGCTGACCTGGTGGAAGCCCGCTTCGGCAGCAATTTTCAGGTAGTGGATGATGCCATCACGGCATTTGACCGTGAAGGAAACAAAATCTTCAGTGCGATCAAACCCGGCGAAGCAGCCGGCTTTGATGAAGCGCTGAGTATCCTCGTTGAACACTACCCGTATAAAGATCAGATCCTCAAAGGCACCGGTGCATCAGGCGGCGGTTCCGGCGGCGGCAATGGTCACACCAACCCCAACATGCTCACCCGTGAACAGTTTGAATCCCTCAGCCCTCAGGAGCAGAGTGCGAGAGCGTGCGCGGGTGTGCAGATTACCGATTAACAGGACATCCCTGAATGGCTAATACCCTTACCCAACTCATTCCCGACCTCTATCAGTCGCTGGACATTGTATCCCGTGAGCTCTGCGGATTTATCCCATCCATTACACTCGACGCAACCGCAGAGCGCGCGGCAATCAATCAGCCGATCCGTATTCCTGTGACTCCTGCCTCAGAAGCTGAAGATGTGAAACCTGGCCAGCTGCCACCGGATGACGGTGACCAGGACATTGGCAACGTGCCGCTGGCCATCACAAAATCCCGCATGGTGCCGTTCCGCTGGGAAGGTGAGCAGCAGAAAGGGATTAAATCAGGTCCTGGTTATCACGGTATCCGACGCGACCAGGTCACCCAGGCAATGCGCACGCTGGTCAATGAAATTGAAGAGGATCTGGGCCAGCTCTTCTGTCGTGCGTCTCGCGCAGCGGGGGAAGCGGGTAAGACACCATTCAAAGATACCCTGACTGACACGGCACAGGTGCGTAAAATCCTCACCGACAACGGTGCGCCACTCAGCGATCTGCAGTGCGTCATTGATACCACTGCGGGTGCGGCATTACGCACCATGGCGCAGCTGACCAAAGCCAATGAGGCGGGTACCACTGCGCTCCGTTCGCAGGGGACTCTGCTGGAACTGCACGGCTTTACCCTGCGTGAATCGGCGGGTGTGGCAGAAAACACGGGTGCAAAAGCAGAAAAACTGTCTGTCGGTGACGACCTTGAGGCTGGATCCGTGATCATCCCTGTGGCAGCTACAAGCCCCAATACAAAACCTGATATCCCTGATTCTGTCAGTCCGGGGAGTGTTGTGCTGCTGGGTAAACATAAATATGTAGTAGCTTACGTAACACCAGGGGAAGCCATCATTATTAATGAGCCGGGATTGCTGGAGGATGTGAAAGCTACAACCAAATTCGACGTTGTCAGTGAATTTGTTGCCAATTTTGCCTTCAGCCGCTCAGCCATCATTCTGGCTACCCGGGCACCTGCATTACCTGAAGAAGGTGATATGGCGGATGACCGCATCATGATCACCGACCCGCGCACCAACATGTCGTTCGAAGTCTCCATGTACAAACAGTACCGCCGTGTGCGCTATGAAATCGCCGCGGCATGGGGCTGTCAGAACATCAAGCCGGAGCATACGGCAATTTTAATGGGGTGAGTAAATAATAAATACCTCCAGAATTGGTTGTTGGTTAAAATAAAGTCTCTTAAACGGGAGGCTCTATGCTTGAAAAGTACAGTTTGCACCCCGTGTGATATCAAATCATGCCATGCTGGAAATCGGTTTGGTCACCTGCAGGTTCTTGCTGTTGGTGTAAAAGGTAGCTATCGGTATTACGCAATCTTAAGTGTGATTGCGGAGCGGAAAAAGCTATTCGTGTTGATGGGTTAAGGTCTGGAGTCGTGCTTTCTTGTGGTTGCCTGCAAAAAGAGCTAAGCACTAAACATGGAATGTACACTTCTCCACACTATTCCAGATGGAGGGGCATGCTTGACCGCTGCGAAAACCCAGCCTCACCTTCCTTCCCGAACTATGTCGGGAGAGGGATTAAGGTCTGCGAAAGATGGCATGACTTAGCTAATTTTATTAGCGACCTGCCAGATGGGTTTGAGCCTGGTATGGAGATTGACCGCATCGACAACGATGGGGATTACTGCCCCGAAAATATCAGGTGGTCAACCAGAAAAGCCAACACATGCAACAGACGCAGCACAAGGCTTATCACCCACAACGGCATCACCAGAACATCATCAGAGTGGTCGCTGCTGCTTGGCCGGTTGAAAAAGTGATGAGTAAAAAATAAGGGCTTCGGCTCTTTTTTATTTTCGGAGATAAAAATGGCAGGACTTACCCGGGAACTGCGCGCTGAGCGTGAAGCGCAGACACAGGCTGACAATGACAGCATTCAGTGCGTCATGATGGTTCGTGATGAAGCTACGTACCTGGCACCACACACTGCTCAGGTTAACTCTGATGAAGTGCAGAATTACTACTCCGGCGGCTGGGTAGTGGGTAAAAGCTAACAGGCGATGAACGATGCTGACTCCTCAACAGCTTGCCGACGCACGTCGCTACATGGGCTATCCCATGCTGGGTGACACATCGCCCGACGATCGCAGTGATGCGGCTTACGCGCAGGTCACTTCTGGCCGGTACCAGACGCTGGCGCACCGGTTGACTTCGCTGCGGGCTGAGGAGGAAGCCATTGTGGTGAACTATCTGGCGACACTGGCCAGTCTGGAATGTGGGATTACCCGTGCGGCAGACAATCTGGATACGGATAAGGCTGCTGTCTGGCAGCGAAACCGGTCAGAAGTGCCAGACCGCACGCATCTCTACAATCAGTGGCGACGTCAGCTGTGCGGACTGCTCGGTATTCCACCGGGACCGTCGCTGGGCAATGGCACTACACCCGTTACCCGGTGCTGACATGGACGCGTATCAACTGGCCGCGAAGGTGAACCAGGGTAACGGTAAGGCGGCGAAACGTCTGGGTAGTATGGCCCGTCATTACCGTGCGACGTCACCATTCAGCCCTTTAAACGGAGAACCGCTGCAACAGTTCACTGCGTCATTCATCACCGATTATGGCTACATGCTGGCGGCGCGCTTTGGTCTGGCCACCCGCATTGGGATCTTTGATGCGGCGGGATTTGAAGTGGGCGATATTCTGGTCTCAGCAGAAGGTACATTTTACGTGGCAGCGCTGCCGCTGTTACAACCCATCCTGTGTGTCAGATCTGAGCGGCTCGTCAGTATCAGCCGTGCCTGTCAGGCGGGTTCCGGTGCCGGGCTTAAGGAGTACGGTGGCACCACCGTCGCGAATGAAACGCTCATCATGTCCGGCTGGCCAGCCAGTATTATTCTGAACCGGGGCGGTGAGCACAGCCCGCTGAAGTTACCGGGTGAAGTGCGCAGCGCGTGGCATAACATCCTGATTCCAGCGTACAGGAAGCTCCCTGTGCATACGGGGGACTTTGTGACGGATGATACGGGTCATCGTTATGTCATCAGCGGCACCGAACTGACAGCCATGGGCTGGCGGTTCACTGCTTTACAGGTGACGGTATAACATGGCCAGCGTTGATGATGTCTCACATTTCCTGGCCAGACGGGTCGCTGATGTAGTGTATCCTAGCGGCAGTCAGTTAACAACGAAATCGGCGTGGCGATGGTCACCGATGCTACGCGTAAGCTGCTGGCGGCGGCGGACAGTGATTCAAGCTATCTGGTGGCGAATGAGCTTATCAAGCGCCGCCAGGATCTGGATTTCGTAAAAAGCGTGATTAACGATGAATCCCGTATCGATGAGATCCTTGAGAAGATTGAAATCAAAATCCAGGAACTGGGTGACCAGGTGGCTTACGAAGCGAAGAAGTTTGCCAAAAACCCGAACCGGGTTTATCTGGTCGGTGGCGGCGCGCATCTGATTGAAGGCGCGGTCCGCGAGGCTTACGCGACCCTCGGGGAACGCGTGATCACTATTGAAAATCCGCAAGGCGCCCTGTCTCGCGAAATCTGCCTTTATCATTCCGACACCGGTGCCCGGGACATTGAAGAACCCCTGATGGCCGAGGTTGGCGAGGATGCATAA